GTGTTGGTGCGCCCGGCAATCGTCCCGCCGATGCCCAGGCCGAGCTTCTGACCGCTCTGTTCATCGACCGGAATGATATTGATCTCGCTCAGGAATTCGACGGTTTCCTGCATGCGCGTCACGAGCGTCTGCTGGACCGAGGGGGCGACGGTGAACTTGCGGGTGGCGGCAATGTCCGGCGAAACGCCGTTGATCTCGGCCATCCGGCCAACGAAGCTGGTGAAGCGTTCAAGGGTTTGCGGCTTCATGGGAAATCCTTGGGAAAATGGGGGGAAAGGGCTGATCGATCAGGCGATCAGCAGTCGGCGCGCTCCACGTTGTCGGCGCCGGTCGCGCCGGGGCGCTGGGTGAAGGTGTGCGCGGTCGTGTTCGCCAGCTTCTCCTGAAGCGCGGCGAAGGCCGCATCCGTGGCCTGCTGTCGGCTTGCGAGCTGCTCCATCTGGTCCCGGTGCTGCTCGGCCAGGGTGATGACCGCCTGACCGAGGGAGGCGAAGGCCGTATCGTGACCACCGGCAGGCGCCGCCGTGGCCCCGCCATTGCCGACCGGGGGCTGGGTGGCCGGCACCTGTTCCGCGACGGGCGAAGGCCCGGTGTTGCCCTGCACCGAAAAATTGAACATCGCGCGCAGGAGGCCCAGAATTCCCGTGTTGTCCTGCACCGGGATGCTCGCATCGGCGAAATTCATCTCGACCGGCTCGGCAGCGGTGAACAGGTTGCCTTCGGCATGCTTGCGCGAGGCGAGGGGAGACGCGGCCCCCTGCCCGGCGCAGAATGCGAGCATTTCCGTGCCCAGGCTGGCCGGGTTGTCGGTCACCGCGATGCCCGCCAGATAGGCCTTGCCGGTGCCCGCGAAATTGGGGTTGATCTCGATGGAGGTGAACAGCTTCTGCCCGGCGCCGGTCAGCGAGACCAGCGAGGGCAGCGGCTTGATTTCGGCAAAGAGCGCGCGCCGCGTCTGCGCCTGGCCGCCGACGTTCAGCTGCACGTCTTCGGCCTTGAGCGAGAGAATATCGCCGTAGGAGCCGAACACGCCGTCCGGGGCGATCCCGCGCACATGCTCGACATTGACGCGCGCCGCGAAGGTCGCCGGGTCATAGGTGGCCACCATCTGATCGATATCAGCGCGCTCGATCTTGCGGCCATCGGTGGTCGCGCCTTCGGTCGCCACGCGGAAAAACTTGGGGCTCGTCGCCATGCTGGATTCCATCCTGGTTATGGCGCGGATTGCGGCGGCGCCGGGTGAGGCCACACAACACCGCCGGACGCGCGTTTTCTCAACGCGCGCATAGTGTTGCTTCCGGCCTCACAATGCCGCCCGGTGCCCTTCGCGCGGGCGTTCTCCCATCGTGAAGCCATGGAAGACGCCGCCAGCCAGAACCCGCCCAACCCGAACCTGGCCAGCCCGAACCCGGCCAGTCTGGCGATTGCCCCGATCATCGCCCAGAATGTTCAGGCCCGTTCGCTGTACTGGCGGGGGTGGGCGATCAGCCAGATCGCGGACGAACTCGGCCTTCCCTATGCGACCGTTTCCAGCTGGAAGGTCCGCCACAAGTGGGATCAGGCCAGCGCCATCGAGCGGGCCGAGGAGGGCACGCTTGAACGGTATCTGATGCTGATCGCCAAGGAACAGAAAACCGGCAGCGACTACAAGGAAATCGACCTTCTGGGCCGCCAGTTCGAGCGGATGGCCCGCCAGCGCAAATACCTGGGCGAGGGCGGCAACGAGGCCGATCTCAACCCTGACCGGGCGAAGGGGGCCAGGGCCACCAACAAGAAGAAGGACAAGACAAAGAACCTGATCACGCCCGAGATGGCCGCGCAGTTGCGGGCCGATCTGGAAACCGGGCTGTTCGGCCATCAGTCGGTCTGGCTGACATCCACGTCCTTGCGCACCCGGATGATCCTCAAGTCGCGCCAGATCGGCGCGACGTGGTATTTCGCGCGCGAGCGCCTGCTCGTCGCGCTTGAGACCGGCAAGAACCAGATTTTCATTTCCGCCTCGCGCGCGCAGGCTAACATCTTTCGCAACTACATTGTCCAATGGGTGCAAAAGGTCTGCGGTATCGAATTGAAGGGTGACCCGATGGTCATCCAGCGCGGTGCGGATGAAGACGGCACCCCTATCGAGGCCGTGACCCTCTATTTTCTGGGCACCAACTACCGCACCGCGCAGGGCTATACCGGCGATGTCATCATCGACGAATGCTTCTGGATCTACGGGTTCGAAGAACTGTTCAAGGTCGCTTCGGCCATCGCGACCCACAAGCAGTTCACCCGCACGCTGTTCTCGACGCCCAGCACGCTGGCCCACGAGGCCCACCCCATGTGGACCGGCGAGCGCGTCAACAAGCGGCGGGCCAAGCGCGACCGGATCAAGATCGACATTTCGCACGACCACCTGAAGGCCGGTGCCCTGGGCGCGGACAATGTCTGGCGCCAGATCGTCACCGTCTTCGACGCCATCGAGGGCGGTTTCGATCTGGTCGACGTGGAGGAACTGCAACTCGAATATGCAGCCGACGAATTCGACAACCTGTTCCGGTGCATCTTCCTCGACGACAGCCAGAGCATGTTCCCCTTCGCGCTCATGCGCCGTTGCATGGTCGACAGCTGGGACGCCTGGTCGCGGGACTTCGAACCCTATGCCCTGCGCCCGTTCGGCGATGGCGAGGTCTGGATCGGCTACGACCCGAACGCCAGCGAAAGCGCGACAGCCGACGAGGCCGCCCTGGTCGCGGTCGCGCCGCCCCTCAAGCCCGGTGGCAAGTTCCGCATCCTTGAAAAGCAGCGGATCAAGGGCAAGGACTTCGAGGGGCAGGCCGCCGCGATCAAGGACATGGCCCAGAAATACCGTGTCACGCGGATCGGCATCGACACCACCGGCGCGGGCAAGGCCGTGCACCAGCTCGTGTCCAAGTGGTTCCCCCTGGCCGAGGCCTATCACTATTCGGTCCACCTGAAGGCCCAGATGGTCCTCAAGGCCAAGAACGTGATCAGCGCCGGGCGCCTCGAATTCGATGCCGGGTGGATGGATGTCCTTCAGGCCTTCATGGCGATCAAGCCGGAATTCACCAGCAAGGGCGTGACATACACCGCCGACCGCGCGGGCGGCATCGGCCACGCGGACGTGGCCTGGGCCGTGATGCACGCGATCTATTTCGAACCGCTCGACAGCACCCAATCGCCCGGCGGTTCCTCGACCATGGAGATTTTCTAAGATGGACGGTCAAGCGCATCCGGGCAATGCCGTCGCCCCGGCCCAGGGCTGGCATTCCTACGAGTTCGGCGCGCCCGAAAGCGTGCTGGACCGCAGCCAGATTTTCGACATGTTCGAGGTCGTGCGCGGTTCCCGGTGGTATGATCCGCCGATCAGCCCGGTGGGGCTGGGCAAGGCCTATCGCATGGCCTCGCACCACCAGAGCGCCATCCTGCTCAAGCGCAACCTGCTGCGGGCTTCCTACAAGCCGTCGAAGTGGCTCAGCCGGGCCGATTTCTCGGCCTGGGCGCTCGACTGGCTGATCTTCGGCAACGCCTATGTTGAAGAGGTGCCCAACGTCCTGGGCGAGCCGATGAGCCTCAAGAGAAGCCCGGCGGCATGGACCCGCAAGGGCATCATGCCGGGGCAGTTCTGGTTCATCCAGCCCGGCCTGCTGACCTACGAGCCCCATTTGCTGGGCCGCGTGCATCACATTCTGGAGCCTGACCCGCTTCAGGAAATTTACGGCATGCCCGAATACATATCGGCGTTGCAGTCCGGCCTGCTCAACGAAAATGCCACCCTGTTCCGGCGGCGCTACTACCTCAACGGCAGCCACGCCGGGTTCATCCTCTACATCAGCGAAGCCGGGATGCAGGAGCTGGATATCGCGGCCTTGCGCAAGGCCCTGCAAAACTCGAAAGGGCCGGGCAACTTCCGCAACCTGCTCTTGCACATCCCCAACGGGAAACCGGACGGTGTGCAGATCAAGCCCATCGCCGAGGTGGCCGCAAAAGACGAATTCCTGGGCATCAAAGAAGTGACGCGCGACGACATGCTGTCGGCCCACCGCACGCCGCCCCAGTTGCTCGGCATCGTGCCCAAGAACGGGACCGGCTTCGGCAACGTCATCGACGCGGCCAGATCCTTCTATCACCTCGAAATCGTGCCGATTCAGGAGCGCCTGGCCGAGGTCAACGATTCCCTGGGCTTCGAGGCCGTCGCCTTCAAGGAGCCGGACGATATCACGGCCCTGCTTGCCAGCGTGGCGCCAGGCGCCGCGAAATAAGTTCTGCCCCGCCCGGAGAGGCGGGGGGAAGGGCGCTGACACGCCCATCACCTGACGAAACTACCTCGCCATGCCCCAATTGGCCACTTGGGTCATCCCGCCTGCCGAGTCGGCGCGGGAACGTCTATGAGTTCTATATGATTGAGTCGAATCAGTTTTTTACGCTTTCCCCCGTTTCTCCCGTGAAGCCTGTGGCCCCCTATATCGGGGGGAAGCGCAATCTGGCCCGGCGCCTGGTCGAACGGATCAACGCGGTGCCCCATACGCTCTATGCCGAGCCGTTCGTGGGCATGGGCGGGATCTTTTTCCGCCGCGACCAGCGCCCGAAATGCGAGGTCATCAACGACTGGAGCGATGACGTGGCCACGTTCTTCCGCATCCTTCAGCGCCACTACGTGCCGTTCATGGACATGCTGCGGTGGCAGATCACCAGCAGGGCTGGCTTCGACCGCCTGCGCCGCCAAGACCCGTCAACCCTGACCGATCTCGAACGCGCCGCCCGTTTCCTCTACCTCCAGCGCCTGGCCTTCGGCGGCAAGGTCTCGGCCCGCAACTTCGGGGTGTCGACCAGCGGCGGGGCTCGCTTCGACGTTGCCAAGGTCGGGCCCCTGCTCGAAGCCGCCCACGAGCGCCTGACCGACGTGGTGATCGAGCATCTCCCGTGGAGCGACTTCATCACCCGATACGACCGACCCGGCACCCTGTTCTACCTCGATCCGCCCTACTACGGTTCCGAGGGCGACTATGGCGCCCCCCTGTTCGACCGCAGCCAGTTCGCCGCGATGGCCGACCAGTTGCGCACCCTCAAGGGCCGGTTCATTCTCTCCCTCAACGATCACCCCGAAGTGCGCCGCATCTTCGAAGGCTTCACCATCGATTCTGTCCCCGTCCGTTACACGGTCGGCGGTATGGCCCAGAGCAAGATCGTCGGGGAAGTGATCATCTCAAACTGATCGACGAACCAGAAGATATCGTCGCGCTGCTTACCCCTGCGAAGGCGAGGTAAGCAGCGCGCCATTGGCATGAGCAACCATGCCAATGGCGCTGGCGAGAACTCCGGGGTCACCCGTTGCAAGCGCATCGGCGAGCAATTCGGCCTGGTCCTCAGGCTCGGTGAGATATTTGGCAGGATCAAATCCTGTGAGGCCGACGGCCATCGTTGGGGCTATCCTTAGGTTCACCGCATCTCCCGGCGCAGGGCGGCGTTGATGCGCGTCTGCCATCCGGCGCCTTCAGCCTTGAAATAGTCGATCACGTCGGGATCGAGGCGCAAGGTCACGCTGACCTTGGGATTCTCGACAGGCGGGCGTCCGCGCAGCTTTGCCTGAAGCGAGAGCGGCAGGTCACCCATGCGCTTGGCGCTAGCCGCCATGTCCTCAGTCCATTCCGGGTTTTCCGCGTCGGGGCGCGACGCCTTATCGGTGTTGCTCATATCGTTTTACCTCGCGCTTGTTGGCCTTCCGAAAACTGATGACCCGGATACCCGTTTCGGTTTCCGAAAACACCAGAGCATGGACGCGTCCCTTGACCGGCCCCAGCGCGCTGTAGCGCGTTTCGGGATAGTCGAAGCGGTCATCGATCCAGATCAGGGCGGCAGCAAAATCGAAGTCGGCGGCAGCATGAAAACCAAAGCCGCGTTCCGCTTCGTTGCGGGCGCTTTTCGCCGGGTCGAAGGTGATGTCCATGACATTTTGTGTAGTTACATAAAGTGGGGGTGTCAATCATTTATGTAACTACACAAATCAAGGAACACCTTCCCGGCGATGCGCTTAAAGAGGCCTGTTCTCAGGGGATGCGCAGAAAATGAAGATCCATTTTCCGTCATGATTTCATAATTTTAGTTGAATATATGAATATATATCTATAAATGTAAGAGCGGAAGAAAGCGGGAGTGACCAAGGTCATCCACCGGCGCCCGCGATTTCGTATAAGCTTTCTAAAATATATCACTATATTCATATAAATAAGGGTGATCACGATGAAGGTACTGGCGATCCTTTCCCAGAAGGGTGGCGTAGGCAAAACCACGCTTGCAACCTGCCTGGCCGTGGCTGCTGAAGCGGATGGCAAGGCGGCGGTCGTCCTCGATCTGGACCCGCAGGCAACAGCTACGTTTTGGCGCGACAATCGCGAAGCAGAGACACCCGCCGTCTCATCGCTTCAGGCATCGCGTCTGGCTGTGACGTTGCAGGCAGCAGCCAAGGGCGGGGCAGATCTGGCGATTATCGACGGCGCCGCCGTCGCGCGCGAAGTGGCTTACATGGCAGCGCAGCATGCCGACTTCGTTCTGATCCCGACGAAATCGGCGGTCTTCGACACCATGAGCATGACGCACACTCTCGAGGTGGTGAACCAGTTGAATAAGCCCGCCGCTGTGGTGCTGACGTTCGTGTCCCCGCAGGGGAAAGAGACGGCGGACGCCTTCGATGCCATGGGCCAGCTGGGCGTCAACGTTTGCCCGTCCACCATCGGCAATCGCAAGGCATTCTTCCGCGCGCAAGAACAAGGCCGGGCCGCCCAGGAATATGAGCCCAACGGAGCAGCGGCCCGCGAGATCGCAGCTTTATATGAATATATGCATATAAAGCTATATGGCGACGCAAAGGAGCCGACACGATGACAAGGAAAGCCGGAAACTCCCTGCAAGCCATGCTAGATCGGGCAGCCGCCGCGAAGGCTGCGCCGGTTGAGGCAGAAGTCCCGGCGGTCGAAGCGGGGGCGGGTGTGAAGCGTGGGCGAGGGCGGCCCACTCTGGCCAGTCAGGGACGGGAGCCCGCACCACGCAAGCCTCCGTCGACTGACACCCAGTTGGTGGGAGGGCAACTGCCCAGAGCGCTGGCGAAGCAACTGCGCCAGTTGGCTGCCGACGAAGACACCACGGTCGTTGCCCTCCTTGAGGAGGCTATCACCGACCTGCTGGTCAAGAAGGCCGCGCGAACGCTGCGCCGCTGAGCCCATCAGAGG